TTTTTCAAACTCACCATCTTCTCTGTGGTACTTGCATATGTCTCCTGCGTAAAGAGTATTATCATATCCCGGTATCATTCCTTCCCCACTGTATGACATAGGTTTAGAATAATAAATATAGCAATCTCTGATGTCGGCTATGAGCTGATAATCACCAGTTTGAGAAGGATCATAATACAACATATTGCAATCTACATACGTTATATTGTCAGAATTGGCTGGATACCACCCAGTATTTTTTGACACATAGATGTCCTTCCCCACCATAGTATGGCTATACACATCATATGCGCACTCAATCTCACGGCCTATGATGTTCTCGACGCCCATTGTTTCAAACTGTAACATACTGGCTTCGGTCAACCCGAACTTCAGACACTCCTGCGAACAAAGAGATTCATCGAAAGACACCGACTCTGATGCAAGATCTTTCGTCGTGATATCCTCGCGCTCACCATTCGGAAAATGGATCACGACTTCCTTGGGTACAACACCATCTTTTTGGAACAGCTCTTTTACTTTCTCCGGTACATCAATCATGTGTGATACCTCCATTTAATGCTCAATCAGTGCAAATCTTACCGCTCCATACCTGACAACTCCGCCACTGGTGTTGTAAACAGGAAATTCCGGATCCGGCATATAGAAATCCCCGGTATGATATTTATCCCATTCCGGCACATATACGGTTGTATTTTGGCACCTGCGCTCAGGTCCATATCCCCATATGCTCCGAAAAATGCTCAGCAGCTCCTGCAGCTGGACATTAGTTGCGGACGGGAAATACCACTCGATCTTTATACTGGTATGTTCCAGTACATTACGATGGAGCACCCCGTAACCATCTTCACCGCTATTTTTATCCTGCGTGTTGACCTTGATTTTACAGTTGTTATGCTGCATATACCTGTTTGGTATGATGATGTCGTTCATCTTCAGTAGGTAACCTTGATATGCCATGTTGCCACCTCACTTTTGGGCATAAGAAAAGCACCTACCGGGTGGTAGGTGCCACTTTTTATCCCGCCAAATATGCAATCTCCATAAACCGCTCTATCCGCTCTTTGCAATCCTTGTAAATGCTCTTGTAGTTCATTCCCATGGACATGTCAATCTGAATAGTCTGTCGGATAATGCTCTCTACAAGGGTGAGATTATTGATCTCACTGGCGGTCATATCATCCCGATTGCCACCAATCACCCTCTTTGCCAGTTTGGTATATGTAAGATACAGTTTGTCCAAATGTGTGCTCCCCTGCTCTTTTGCATATTCAGTAAGAAGTTTGATCACATCCGTCTCTTTCAAGCGATTTTCTTTATTCGCAAGTCTGGTCTCTGACCATAACTTGGACTGCTTTTCAAGAAGAAATCTGCGCATGGCGTAGAATTGCCGAACAAGTTCCTTCTTAAATTTCCTCGTAATTTCGCTATTCCTCATATACGTCATGAGTAAGGTTGCCTGCTCTTCATTGAGGAAATATACTTTTTCCTGTGTAGATCCTTTATACTTCTCATGGTTTAGCACTCGCATTTCAAATGCGAGCGCTCCGAATTCCTTAAAATCACTTTCATATTTAGATATTATCTGCTGTACCGCATGGTGTTTAACCTGTGTTCCCTCTGCAATAATCTTGCTGTTTGTAAACACCTCATCACGCCTTACTTCCACCAATTCATACATAAATTTCTCTCTCCTTTCTTGTGCTACTGTCTTTTTGACAGGCAGGTTTCATGTTACTGATAAAAGTTAATGGAAATCTTTTGTACGATTTGGCTTGTAAGCCATATAAAAACGCCCTGACACAAACGTCAAGGCGCTCTATATGTTATTGTTCAATTGATCCCATTTCTGATTGCATTACAAAAGAAGCTGCGTACTAAATTTAGTACAACAGCCCTTTTTTCCTTTATTCTATATCCTCATCCGGTCTCACGGATAACTTCTGTATATCTTGGAAAATATCTTCCAGTTCTTTCAATGAATTCTTTATATCTTCAAAAGTTCTGTGCCTATAAAGGAAATCATATAGCCTTAGAAAATCTCGGTTTATATAAAATGCCATAGGATGTATTAGCAATTTCTGCGGATAAACAAAGAACAACGCCATGTATTTTCCATACAACCTTACACAGAAATCTGTAGTCTTCTCTAGGCTTAATTGTCTGTTCGAATCAAGATATTCCTTCAATTCACCACGCCATATATCCAGTAATTCCATTTCGTTCTTCACACTAAGTCCATATACCTTAATCAAATATATATATTCTAGATATGTAGCATGAAATTCCGTCCAAAACCGAAAAACATAATCATCTTGAAGTTCCCTTAAATTTACAGAGCCTTGATTTTTAGCAAGTAAATCATAATCATACGCATGGATAACTTCATGGCAGATTGTACCAACCAAGTTAATCAGATCTAGATCTTTCAATACAAGCAATTTAATCTGTTTATTCTTGCTAATATAACATAATCCCAGCGCAGATTTAATCCTACTTTCTCTTTCTCTCGCATAATCCGGATCGTCTGCTTCCACAAACTCGAGTATGTTGTCCACAAAATATACATCAAAAGCAGGATAAGGTTGATCCTTATATTCTTTAGTTAACTCTATAAAACCATGGATTGTTTTCGCAAATTGTTCTTCCAAAGACAATTCTTCCATTTCAATCAATCCCTCTTTACTGTGCATATTCTTTCACTCTGTTATAAAATTCATATATTTTATCTTTTGCATCACTTGATTGGTCTATATATTCCTCGGGGATATCTTTCAGCGGCTCTAGCGGAACAGTATTCATAATCACTTTTCCATCTTTGGCAAAATACGAATACATTGCATTTCCTACGGTGATTCCAGCCGTTATATCCCATGACTCACCATAAGGATATGACCAGCATAATAAGAAATTGTTTTGCATCAATCCAATATTATCGTTTTCATATGCCCCAATAATTAAAGCAGATTTTCGTCCGGTTGCATTACTCTGTTTTACTTCCACCGAAAACCAATTATTTTCATCATATGTACATTTATATGAATCAAGCAGTTCACTATCTGATTCCTCTAAACTGTCCTGCACCTGTTTTACTTTTTCACTTTTTTCCGACAAATCATCTGCTAATTCGGAAACAGCATCTTCTATAGGAACACCGTCAGGATTGCTCATGGCTTTTTTTATAATACTTCCCATTTCTTTTTCCAATTGTTTATCGTAATGAATCTTTCCAATAACAAATAAAACAAGTAAAATCAAACCTATTAGTATGACTACCATACTTATCATTTTATTCACTTTTTCCACTTTCATAGAAAATCAACCTCTCGCATTATGATGTCTGAATAATACCATATCGCGAGAGGTTTTTCAAGCAAATCAATTAATGATCCCTCTGTGTGCTCGTGAATAGTTTTCTTCACGTACAGTTCGACCAATTACTTTATCATTGTATTTTATCACATGTCCTTTTCTTGTTTCTTCCAATAATTCTCGCAGCAACTCATTAGTCTCGACTGAATCATAATTAGTATAGCTTTCATAGTATGAATTATTGCTGTACTGTGTCGGTTTAATGTAGTCCTTTGCATAAGATGATACCATACTTGCCGGTGAAGTCGGAACAGTGTAACACTGAGAAGCACTGATAAAACCACCAATTGATTTCTCTATTGAGGAATATAAGCTCTCTACTCCCAACTTATACCCTTCCATGGTATATTCACCCAGCGAAAACATCACTTTTGACGGACTATGTATATCGAGTGCAGTTTTAAACGTTTCAGCAATTTTATCTGCTATTTCGTCCGCCTTTTTATATATGGTATCTTCCATGCTGACTATACCATCATAGAATCCCTGCATTGCATTTTTTCCGATGTTTTTGAAATCGCTCTTCATTTTCGAGAACTGGGTAACAATGTCTTCCGCATAGCCTTTGATTAAATTTACTGTACTCTCCTCATTTTCCTGAATGCCTTCATTATATCCCAGCACAGTGTCTTTACCAAATCCCATCATTGTTTTAGAGGGGCTACCAAATTCCATAGCACTGTCATGAACTGCCTTTTTCACCTTATCCATCCATGTTTCAGCCTCATTCTCTGAGGATTGCACATTATCTTTTATTCCTTTATTGTATCCATCCACCGTATCTTTCCCGCGCTCTGCTGCCAAATCGGAAAGTCCCTCTGTTGCATTATCAATAATCTCTTTATATTCCTGTTTTAAGGTATATTTGGTTTTCCCCCTGTAATATCATTGTGAACATACTTTGAATCAAACAATGCACTGTATATTTCCTCCATTGCTTCAGATCCCCAAACAACGCCATCTTCCTTAAGATCTCCAAATGACTCTTCTATTACAGAGGACAATTCATCAATATTAGCTTTATGCTTACCTACCGCCTCTCTGACATATTCAGATTCTGTTGATGGTCCTATCACTCCACCCCAAAATTTATCCCAACCTGATTTGCTATTCCACTTATTTTGGGCATCCTCGATGATCTCATCCGTTTTGGCGATAAATTCATTTTGCAACATATCTGTGAAACCAACCACTTGTAACTCTGCATCAGACTTCATATTTTCTATTGCAGTTGGGATATATTCCAACTGCGACTTTGCAACTGTTTTTTCTTCATCTGTTGCAGTTGCACTATTGGCGATTTCCGTCCAATATCGACTAATTTCTTTTCCCGCCTCATCCAAAGATTTCTCATAGTCTTCTAATGCATCTGAAGCTTTTTTTAGATACCTTTCTAGAGCATCAGCGTCCAAAGTACCGTCTTCTAAAAATATCTTACTCAAATCAATCTTATCCTGCAAAAAAGTCATGTCATAGCTGAAATCACTGGTTGCTTCATCAAGCGAAGACATCTCGCCTGTAAGTGTTGCCAACTCAGCAGATAGTTTTTTATACTCATCTGAATTAATATCCATTCCAACTAATTGCTGAGCGATTTCCTTAGCTCTCTCACTATTTTGATATCCATAAGTGATCATTGTATCAATTGCGGCCTCTGTATCAACTCCCATTTGTTCCAACTCTGCTCTAAGAGATCCGTTCTCCCCGTATGCAGATAAGATGACTGTATTCATAGCAGAAAACTTTTGCTCCGTAAGATCTGCTAATTCACCAAATAGCCGTTCCAACTCTTGCTTGCCTTCATCTACAGATAATACACCCGCCTCCATGGCCTCTTGTATTTTATATATCTCAAGCCACGTATTCTGAATATTCTTCTGCACAGAATCTAACTCCGAAGACTTCTCTTTTATAATATCAAATCCACTTGATGCATTATTAAATGCATCCGCAATTTGTGCAGTAATTTCATCGATAGGCACCCCGCCCGGATTCAACATTGCATTTTTTATAATATTACCCTGTTCTTCAGCACGAATTTCATCAAAAGCCTTCTTTATCCCTACAATAGCTGCCACAACTCCCGTTATACCCGCTATCACTAATCCTGCGGGACCAAATGCTACATATAACGCAGTTGCTGCAACCCCTGCTCCAATTGCAATTTGACCCAATGACGCAACGACATTATCGGCACCTTTAGCTAAGTCATAGAATCCGTCTTTCAAAAGCAGAAATTCGCCAAAAACAGCAGCAACACCTACAACGCCTTTTTGTAACCCCGTCATATTATCACGCAGGGTTTTAGTCGCGGTATTGAAAGAAAATACTTGTCCCGTAGAGTCAAGATTTTGCAGAAATCCATTAAAGCTTTTATTCAAAATCTTAAATTTGCTCGCCAACTTGGCAATACCGGTAACAAATTTGCTCGCTGTGATCGCTTTCAGTGCCTTTGGCATAAGTGCCATAGATATCAAAGCTGTCTCTAACGGAGCTGTAGAAAACGCACCTGACCACAGCTCAAATGCTCCCTTTAATGCCTCCCAGAACACTCTCGCCACTGCGGCTAAAATTTTAAGCCAGTCAATTCCCGCGAGGAAATCCCCCATATTCTGTCCTAGTTTCTCCCAATCCACATTATCAATGGCATCCGCAAAAAAGTTGAAAATACCCGCCACCAGCGCAGACGTATCCTTCCCCGCTTGGAAATAATCGCCTACAACAAAATCTTGAATAATATTCTTTACCGGCTCCAAGAACTTTTCGATCTGCCCCGCTATCTCCTGTGCTTTATTCTCCATGCGCTCGAAGGCTTCGTTCCAGATCTTCTCATAATCTGCCAGTGCACCGGCAATCGCATCATCCAAAAGCGGATTACCGCCACCGGCACCACCGGAACCGCTGCCACTTCCACCGCTGGATTCATTTGTGGTGAGATTGTTGATCTCATGCCACGGCATAAGTGTTTTATTTAACTTCTTGGCTGCATCGTTCGCATCGTCCAGTTCACCCGTGAAATCCTCTGCATCTCCGACCAGACCGCTCATGTCTTCGGACATACCGCCCATAGATGAGTTGATAGAATCAAATTGAATACCAAGGAGCTGACCGATCCATGTGAACAACTTCTGCAGAGCAATAGCCTTACCGTTGATATAAGGCAGGGTCTTCTGCAAAATAGGCAGGAATAAGTTGCCGAACACACGCCCCAGGTTGCTGACATTCTGCTGCAGCATTCTGATCTGATTTGCCGGAGACTCAATCGTGTTGGCGAAATCCCCGTATGCCACCTTGGACTGATCCAATATGGCCAGCAGGCGCAGTTGTGCCTCGGTCGCCTGATTCATCTCTGAAACAGCCTGTTCCAGTCCATACTTATAGGCATATTCCTGCAAGGTGGCGTTGGTAATATCAATGCCAAGGGAACGCACCGCGCGGCTCTGTCCGGCAAGTGCAGAAGCAAACTTCTCCCAGCCCTGATCAAAAGTAAGGTTACGCAGCGACGCCCAATCCGCGCCAAGCATAGTGAGCGCCTTGGAAAAATTAAGCGCAGACTCTTCCGCTACTCCAATAGAAGAAGATATCTGCGCAAATGTAGCCTGATATTGCAAAACCTTGTCCGGATCCATGCCAAGGTTTTTCACACTGGAATATTCCGCATTTCCGTCCTCATCAATGGCATAGCCCGTCATCTTCTCAGTAAGTTGTTTCGCCCTCTCCGAAAATGACTTTGCGTATGCTTCAGCAGACTCATAACCTATGCCGTCCCATGTCTCCACCGCGCTGTTGCCGATGTCACGCATGGCAACCTCGAAGTAGTTCACCGTCTCGAGGAAATCCATCGAGGATTCAGTGAATTTGTACAGCTTTTGAACGGCACTCTTCATCCAAAAGAAGTTTGCATTCAGCGTGCCAATCATCGAAGCAAGGCTCTTTGTTTTCGCTGCAGCTTTATCCGCCGATTTCCCATAGGTAGTAAGCGATGAATTGACACTATTTGCTGCCGTACCTACTTTTCCACCCTGAGATGCCAATGATGCCAGCGCATCCGTCATTTTAATGACATTGCGCGACACCGAAGGTGCTTGGGACATAGTTGTCATAAAACTATGTAGTGCTTTTTCCAATGCGGGCAAATTGGTGATCGCTCTTTGCACATTAGCACCACCAAGTTTTCCTATACTCTTTGCGACTTCTGCCACCTGTAGACTATTCGGAGATACACTACCAAGACTGTTTATAGCCTTGGACATGATGGTCATGGCAGATGCTGCACTATGGATCTGCTGTGTATTGATGGACGATATTCCCTGTATATTCTTCGCCAGACGGGTGAAATCTGCAGTCTTTACATTTGACAGTTGCGAAGATGCCTGCGCAAACTTAGACACTCCGCTTGCCAGTCCGGCAAGTCCACCACTGTTAATGTGCATCAGGGAAGATGCCACCGCGTCCAACTTCCCCACCATCTTATCCAGCTGGTTATTCGCCTTGGTAGCCTGCGCTTCTACCTGTAACTCAAGTCTATCGATTTCACCTGCCATACTGTACTCACCGCCTTTTCTATGCTTTGCACTGACGTTCGAGACATTCTGGCAAAAGAAAAGCACCTGCCATAACAGCAAGTGCTTAATTATCAATTTTGAATTATTGTTTTCCCAATATCATTGATATGAGACTCATCTTATATGTTTCATTTTTCGGATACAATCCCATTCCTAATATCTCTTCTTCTGAAAAATCCCTCAATATCTTTCTTTTCTCTTTAGGTTTTGATCTAGTCACCGGTTCGATCAATGGCGCATCATCGTACTGCTCTGCTCCACAAAACGGGCAGGTATCAGCAAGCACACCTATTTTTTCCCCACATTCAATGCATTACATAGCACCACTCCCTTTATTACAATATATCACAATATCGCCTAAAAGGGAACATGTTTTGCAAAATTATTGAAAAATCATGTTTCCAATGTTACAATCTCTTTGTTACCGCCCCTATACTGGTACGGAAAGGGGGTGCGCGTTGTGGAAATTCTTATATCCTTTATTGTTGCCGTCACGGCAGGCGTGGTTTGCCACCTAGTCTGCAAATGGCTAGACGGTAACCGATAGTCGGTAACTAGCCTATGGCTCTAAGCCCTGCCATGTACAAAATGGGAATAGAAAAACCCCGGAGTTGCGCCTCTGGGGTTTTTCGTTCGTTCTCACGTTGTGGAACTACTCACATCCTTTTGCCTATTGGCATTATAGCATATGCCAATCTGGCTTGCAATATACTTTCCGAAAATTTTTACATTCCCGGTATCGTATCCTTGATGCCTTTTGCCAAATTGGCAGCCCTCTTCATAAATGAATTTTCATTCAAGTATTCTAAGCCCTTCAAGGTAATGAACGGTCGGACAGGTTGGGCTAAGTGCGGCATATAGTCCGAAAGGCTTTTGACACATATCAGACCGTCGACATATCCGTTATCTGACAGCATGATCATGATCCTTTCCCATCTCTGATAACTGATATTATACCGCTCATGCGATATGGAATCAATATCGACTTCATCATAATCCATTGCAGCTTCCAGCGATTTCAGAATTTTATAGATAATGGCAAAATTATCCAAAACGCCACCTCCTCTGCATCTTTGCCCTAACCCATTCCGGATGTTTCAAAGTTGCTCATCATGATCTTCAACTGCATGAGCACTCTCTCCTGTGCTTCTTTCTTCTCTTCCGGTGTAAGTTCACGATCTTCCGCCTCCGGCTGTCGTACATTGCCCTTGTAGAGTAATGGTTTGTCAAAATATTCTGACCGCGCTTTCCGACCGTGCAGGCAGTGCTCAACCTCAACTCCGACAGCCCTTTGCACATATATTCCCATTGTCCACATTTCTTCATCTTTCAATTCCCGCTGTATTTTGAACCCTTTCTCATAAAGCTCCATTTTCCGCGGATTCATACGCAAAAATGTTTCGTATGGAATGCCAAGTGCTGTCGCCCGGACGAAATAATTCTCCCAGATTACTTTGTGCCAGTCGATTTCTTGCGGTGATCCTGCGGTGTCTTGGGCTGCTTCTTGGGCGCTTTCTTTTCCTCTGCCGTCTGACTCATCTGCTGCATCATCTCCGTGATGCCGGTCAGTTCGAAAAAACCGTCCTCCTCCATCTGCGTCTTAAGCAGCTGATACATCGCGTTGAAACTCATCTTATTTTCCTTCATGTAAGCCTGCATCAGCTCTACGGCGTCCTCATAGGTGATGCCTTCGGTATGCCCTTTTAAACCGGCAAAAAATGCCTGCTTACAGATCACAGGCAGATCTCCGACCATCGCGGCTGTACCATGCATCATGGCTGCTGCCATGGTTTCTTTATTGCCATGTTCAAAAAAGTATGCACCAGAGACAACCTTAAACATGCTCTGGATCAGATTGCCCTCTTCGGCTGCCGCAAAAGAAAATTCCAAATCATAAGTTTTCCCGTTGATATTAAGTGTCTGCATTCTATCCCTCCTAAACCATACAGGGGCGAATTAACCCGCCCCATTTCCCTCTGTTTCAGTATTATCGTCGGCTTCATTGCTGTTCTGGCTCTGATCTTCAGCCGGTGTATCAGAGCCGGTTATTCCCCCGCCACGGTAGGCTCAATCGCGGTGTCAAGTCCTTTGTACTCGTTAATGGTGCAAGGCACCTGGATCTCTGCCGCGCTACCCACGGAGATATCAGGCATAGGAATCATACCGGGCTCGGCGATAACGTAGAAAGACTTAGCCAAATCCGGAAACCATACATTGAACCATGTTGCCTTTCCGTCTGCCTTAGCGGCAAGGCTTGCCGTCCTCATCGCCGTAAGGGCATCGACCACATCATCATTCAGACCAAAGGTGAGCGGCCAGTCTCCGCCAGTGTCTGCTATACCCTGCGCATACTGCCTGATCTTGTCCTCCAATGCCGTAACATCAATGTTGTCGTTGCTCAGTTCGATGCCGGCTACAGCCTTACATCTCTTCAGCCAAGTGAACGTCTGCGGCTTGGTGCCTTTTGTGGCTTCAACTGCGTAACCGACTTTTACTCCGATCGTTGTTAAATCCATAATTTCTTCCTCCTTAATCTGCCTTATTTGCATAAAAATAGCAGCCTCGCGACTGCTGATGAATAGATATATCTGCCAAGGGCATTCCCGCCCTCACCATTCATTGTAATTTTCTCAAAGTGTCGCCTGCGCCGAATGTGCGCCGGTACCGCGCCACCCACCTTGCCACATCCGGATTCGAATTATCGGTTTTCATGGGTTCCAGCATACACTGAAATCCGTAGGATAACATTATTTCCTTGGCTTTCATGCTGACTTCGTAGCACCGGGAATCACCATAGTTATCGCAGAACACTTCAATTGTTATCATGGGGCGCTGGGTACCCTCATGGTTCTGCAGGTCATAGTTACCGCCGACATTGTCCGATAAGGCTATGTCCGTGTATGGGTACTGCGGATTCTTAGGGATGGTATAGCGACCGACGGTAGTTGCTCCGGTGCTCTCCAACTTTGTCTTGAATAACGTATAAAATTGATTCCAATCGAAGCCTGCCATCATTTCCCTCCAAAATGAATCCTCTTCTTCTCGAGAACAATATCATCATTCTCAATCACGATCTTTCCTTTGCTATCATGTCTTACTTGCTCGAACTCTATATCATGTGAAAGTGGCAGTGCGTGAATACTAAGACTTCTCACGTTTTTCTGCCATTTTCCGCCCACATATAACTTGGCAGTATTGTTCCTGTTGATTTTGAAGATCAACTTAGGCTTTCTTTTCATGTCTGAAATACCTCCCTCACAATCTCCTGCACCCTCTTCCTCAATTCCTCCGCGGTGTGGTACATAGGCATTTTCGGTGAAATACCCGTCGAATAATGCCAGCTACCATCCAAATCCATGTAATACCATCCCGGCTCATTGCCATGCGTACCGCCGGGGAATGTACCAGTACCAACACCCGGGATGCCGGCAGGGTTCTCCGCTTTCTGTCCGGATCCGAACTCAAGCATCAATGCTGGACTTATGACGGCACTTTTCACACCCTCTTTAGTCTTCCATTCGCTCTTGATTTTCGTCGAATCTTCCATGTAGAGAACTGCCTTACATCCTGCCTGCTCCGGTGTGATTTCCGAGCCTAAATGAACGTATTTACCGAAACCGCTGTCACCGATATAGCCATGCGCTATTTGAATGCCCTCGGCAGTCAGACGGCGGCAAAGCTCCTCACATTTGCGGTTGAGATCGGTCTGATAGGCTTTGATCTCGTTGATGGCATTTTGAACTTCGCGGACGGATAAGCCAAAACTGATTTTTTTAGACATATTTACGCTCCATACATTAAACCAACTCGCCTATATAGTTCTTTACGTAATGCCTTTTCTAACTCATCCTTATAAGCAAATGGGCTAAGCGGACTTTCTATTCTCTCCCTCATAAGTGGCATTGCAACACTTTCAGAAATCAGCTGTCCTGCGTTCATGCTCAATTGCGGTGGCAATTCTGCCAATGCACACAATTCCATTCTCTTATGGTTACATGTGTCTACCTTAGGACAAACTTTACACATTTCAGATAGTTTTGATAATGTCATGCCATCAACCGCCCTTCGCCCGCTTTTTCAGCGCGTATACCACATTATTCAGCGACCGTGCCACCGCTACCACGGAATAATCCGCTGATGATTCGTCTACTACACCATTCTCTATGACGGGTTCTGTCTCGAACCAAATCAGCGAGGTCTCCGAAATGGGCAAAGTCATGTCCGTGGAGGAAATGGTCTTGGTGTAGTCCAATGCCACACCGAACACTTCCGCATCAGATGTACCCTTTGCCGCCGAAATATTAGCACTAAAAAGGACAGGGTTGTTATACCCTGCCCGCTCTGCTTTAATCCGAGGAATCTGCTGACCATCGATCTCATCATAGATGATGTTTCCGGCTCCGTCGGTCGCATATATAGTTATCTGGTCGCTGTAAGTTGCGAACCAGAGTTTTTGCTGGTTTTTCTTTAAGGAACGCATGATTTTACTCCAAATAACCTATCAACCATCGTCACGTAAATGATTAACGCTAAAGAGTTTTATGTATTCTTGTTTACTCAATCTTTCACTTAATATTGGCATTGAACATTCCGACATATATGGCATTACTATTTCTAGCAAAGGACGTATATTATACCCGCACGCTTCAATTTCATCTCTATCTATTGGTATTGCTTTGCACGCCTTATTATAATATATTACCCAATACTCCCCATTTATCTCTTTGAAATCAAACGGAAACATCCTGCAATCTACTGGACGATTTGCGTATATGGAGCATTTACTATTTTGGAAAAAAATACATTCTCTCTCGGGATCATTGTCTACCCTTTTCATTTGGTACAAATTATTGGTCTTCTTTTCAGCGAAAGAATCAATACTCCTTTTTGTTATTGAAGATATATTTTTTGCCTCAAAAGGTAATAAAATTGGCATATCAATTGTCTCACAGTTGCAGCAACAATCAAATCTACCTACGCACCCATTACAAAATTGAAATGTCCCCTTATCAACTCGATGATGGGATACGGATGCCAAAACATATGGGCTATTATAAACTTGTCTATTCTTGTATATAAAAGTGCAGTATCCACTCAATAAATTTTCATTTATGTATCTAAGAATAATCGTTCCTCTTTCATCATTTTTTTTACTGCTTGATTCATAAGAACCAACTAGGATTTGATTTTTAAATTCGCCATGAAAATTATATGTTCTTTTACCCATTTTCATGGTTGCTATTATGTTTCTTCCCGCTTGTTCTATTTTTACTTGCTCTGTTTGAATATCCTTCCCTTCAATAAAGACAGAATTCCAATCACCCGAAATGCTAAATTCATCAATTTTACTATCCAATACATTTTTTCTTTTATTTTGCCATCGCTTCCACAAATAAGGAATTCCAATAGATAATGCTCCACCAATAACAGCGCTAACAATTGGCACCCAAACAAAATTTTGTAATAAATAAAGTAATTCGTTTGTTTCGTTCATCTTTTGTCTCCTATCAAATTTTTGTTGTAATCGTATTATATTACAATTGCTTTAAAAATTCAATTATATTACAGTTGAAAAATCACAACTCAATTCCTTCCATGACCGCCCTTGCCTCCAAAACAGCAATATAGTCCGTCATAGCCTTAATCTGCATATTATAGGTGCTTCTGGGACAGGTCGGACTGAAATTCAATTCCCCATTATCCCACTTTTCGAGCATTGCCTTTAACTTCTTGTAGCGAATAACCACCTGACAATATTCTGCCTTGAATCGTTCCTTGTAATCAGCACTGTTCATCATTTCAACCGTGTCCTTTAATTCCATAGAATCCATAAAGATAATTCCTCCAATCTCGATAATATAAAGCGCCCTGCCCACCACCGCCAATGAGCGCCGCCCTGCAACACCCCACCGAACCCGCTCAGCAAGATGCCACGCACAATCTTCTACTATTCCTTGTTTATCACGTCCACGAAAGGCGTTACCTTCCGTAAAATATCATCCCTGCTGTGCCATGTCCGGCTGGTACCGTTCTCACTGTGGGAGGTCTGCCCCTCACCGCCGATATGGTTCCAGTCGTACAGCGCAAGGTCTTTGATCAGCTGATACATGTTCTCCATGTCAGCGTCAATGAATTCATCATCATGGTGCTCCTGATAGTTCCGTTTGAATTTTATCTCCCGATAAGCACCCTTTATCTTGATGGACAGAAGAGCCCTGTCGGAATCATTATGCAATTCAGACGCCAGTTCGACCTCCAATTCCGTCTGTAATTCCGCCAGCAACTCTTCCATCCTCTCACATCCTTTCCGTTAGATCTGCCGTGTTGATTACTCCACAGTCACGGTACCCGCTTTCACTGCCTTGTAGTTACTGTCGCACTCAACCAAGGTGATCACCTTGCCGGTTTCTGCGGTAATGTCGGCGCTACCGTCCCATGCCGCCCATGTCTGCACGTTCTTACCGTAGGTCACAGCCTGTGCCACGTCCGCAATCTTGTACTTATAGGAGTTGCCACTGGTAAGCTCCGGATCCACCGTAAGCTTCACATCTCCCTCCTCAGTACCTGCCTCAGCAGTTACCGTCAGTTCATCCAGAGTGTCTGTTCCGCCGTCAACAGGAATAGAATACACCCGTCTCGCCATATCCTTATCAATGGGCATCGCCGTCGACAGACCGGTGATCTTTGCGGAATACCACTCGGGACCATGATCCAGACCAATCTGACCGAAGATCTGCTTCTTGGTACCTGCACCGGTCTTGGCCAGTTCCTCAATGAAGAAGTTACCCTTGCCAGGTACCAGCTGCTCCACGGGTGCCATAATAGTAGGATCAAACAGAGTGGTCACGCCGGACGGCAGATAATTCAAATCTTTCAGGTACACAGTACCCAGAGGGGTAACAACCTTATCAACCGCAATGCCGTTGATATCCCGCCCACTCTCTACAATGGAAAGTCCATTTGCTACCGCATCCGCATTCAGCTGGAGTCTGCTGGTGGAATCCAAACCAAGTACAATATTGGTGATATCACCGTTGGATTCCTTAATGGACTTCAGTGCCTCACACACCAGCAGGAAGGACAGAGGTTTGCCATTGGCATCAATGACATTGGACTCGATTGCCGTCAGCAGACCTCTGGACTGGTTTGCATCAGTGTCACCGGTGGACTTATGGAACCGCCCTCTGATAAAGGTGTACTCAATGTCCTGCGCAATCTTCGCCATCTTGGCTGCTGCCTGAAAGGCATCTTCACGTATAGGATTTGCCTGCTGTCCTGCAATGTTCACTCCGGAAAGGGTGCCCATATTGGATTCTTTTGCATAAGAGACACCGATGCTCTCATGAAATATCTGCGTCACATTCGTTTTCTGCTCTCTGGTCACGATAGATGCATCCGGAGCTGTCAAAGATGCCGCCTCAGAAGTATTAGGCTGGCTGCCCTGCGCGGTCGTGTACTCCTGCCCGGTCACAAACTCCGTGGAAGTTGTGTACTTTCTTCTTACACCGATCATCGTGGAAAAAGGTGTCTTAGTGTTGCCCTTGTTAAAGAGCATACCGCTGAAATTGGGCGTATTGCCACTCATTGCATAAACATCACTCATAGTTCATTCTCTCCTTTACTGTTTGGGTGCAGTGGCTGCTGCCTGCCGCATGATCAGCTCTGCTACCATCGCCATATCACCGCGAGCCTGTGCCTCTGCAATTTGTTTGTTGTAATCTATGGTTGTCTGGTTACCGGACGGCGGAGTAGGCATCTGCTTCATCAGGTCAGCCTTGATCGCTTTCTGCAAAGCCTCTTCATGTTTCTTCTGGAGCTTAAACACCGTATCCATATCGCCATCGTAAAGAGCTTCCGCAATCTCCCGGGCATCCTTCTCATCATATTTAAGCGCCAAATGCTGCTTCTCATACTCAGAGACCTTGCTGCTCCGGCGGAGATCCTTCAACTCCTGCTGGATTGCTGCCTGCTTCTCGGCTTCCTCAAGAGCTTTCTGCTCCTGCTCACTGGATGCAGCTTTCCACTTCTTTTTGTATTCCGCTGCCTCCGATGTTACCTTGTCCAGTACTGATTTTGGCACAAAGCCGTCATACTGGCTCTTATCCACCAGTTCTCTGTCAGCCAATGCCGCGTTGATCTCCTCCAGTGTCATGCCCTCTTTGTAGGCATCTCCCAGAATACTTTGAATATCTGCCATCTTTAAATCCTCCTTGCGCTTATAGTCATCTCCGACTTTTTAATTTGCGATTTCTGCCTTCTCTGGCATTTTTCCGCGATATTTGTAGAGCCCCTTCTCTGGGGCATATAAAAAGAGTGCCTATCTCTAAGCACTCTGATTATCATGCATCTGTCACTGACACCTGGGACGGCTGATCAGTGACATCCGGTTGGCGCTTTTTGTATGCATCCAAATCTGTGCCACTCCCCTCGCTTGTGTCCTGAAAAAGAATCCGATCAATCCGCTCTGCAGAATCCAATGTTACCTGCTGAGGATCCGTAAACAATCCCACAGTCTCTATTGCCCGTAGCGGATCAATGCCGATGTGGATCAGCGTCGCCAGCGAATTACACTTTGTCGCTAGATCATAGGTTCTTGACCGGGAGAACCGGATCTCAATGTCAGACACATTCAACTTCGCAATATCCGCATCAACCTCGTCACTCGCCTTGATGATCTGCAGAATAAGTGCCGTTTCCCTGCGTTCTGCCGCAGCCCAGATCTGCTCTTTTTCCTTGGCATCCGTTTCTGCGTCCATCCACCCGGTTGACATGTTGGTGGCACTGCCGGTGCTCCCGCCGGAAAGCTCAGATCGGCTTGGCTTATGCGCAATTTTCTCAATGCGGCGCTCCATGTAGTCTACTAGAGTCTGATTCTCGGACTGGTTCAGCACGCTTTCCAGATATTTCAACGTAGCCTGCCTGCCCTGCTCCGAAGTGGTGACAATAATTCCCTCTTCACGAAGTTCTCTATATTGCGTTCTGTCGATTGCAATGTTATCACCCCATAAGATGTTCTGGACATGCTGGGCAATGTCATTTACCCGGTCGGAATCCACTGTATTCAACGCATCCATGAGGGGAATTACCCGCTCAAAACAGCCCATGCGGTCATAATCGTTGATATATTCCACAATCGGGATATTTCCCATTGTATTAGGCTTTTCCGAAAAGCTTTGCTCATAACTGAGAGCTGTGCCTCTTTTTATCTCAAAGTAATATTTATCCGTGTAACACCCAAAAGTGATGCTGCCGTCCGCATGCGGAAAGTAAGTCACCCCCAGCATGGGGATCCGGTATGCGTCATTGCTGTAGACAATAAAGGTATTCATGGGATTCAAGACCAGCAGGTCAAACACCGATACCCCGGTTTTGAACCGTTTGGGAAGTACCAATCGGTATCCGACACCACAAGTCTTAACATCCTTCGCCAGCTGCAGGTCTTTCGCCGCCTTGCATTCCTCTGTCATCATTTCATTCAGCGCCGCAACACGCATATCTTCCGCCTGGCTCTCCTTTGATGTGAACAGTTTCCGGAAGAACCGGAACAATGCATTCTTGCTTTTGATGTCATTCCTTGCCCGCTGCACATAGGTGATTGGGGATCCGAATTCATAACCGAGTTTGAATTCCAAAATCTCAGATGCCATGTTGTCAACTATATGATTGTTTACTTCCGGTCTTATCTGCTTCTTTCGTTTTAAAATCGGCTGATCGCCTTTCACATACTCAAACAAATAAATCATCTCGCCGCGGTTCTGCTCATGAATAGCAAATGCATCCTCCAGAACTTTCAGTATGTTCGTCCGATCAATAGCCGCCTCATCTGTATATATCACTTTTCTGCCAAACAGCTGCACCTGCTACTCACCTCCTTCGCAGCATAGAAAAAGCGCTACTGAAACGTAACGCCACTGCTTGTTTTCCTGCTGCCCATAAGAACATGTTCATTTGAATCTTTCACGACATAATGCGTCTTCTTTTCTGTGTCAAATTTATTAACCATATTGCAATTTATCCTCGGACATTTGATCTCGCCTTTACCTTCAAACTTGCCGAGAAGTTTATTGCACCTCAAACATCTGATCTCAATCATATCTTTCACCACTCTTTCGCCGGGTAGGCAAAACCGCCACCTCATTCGATCAAAAAGGTGACGGTTTTAGGGGGGACTTTATATCGCAGTTCTGCTGATTTTAACTATAACACACCTCAATCCGAACAGAGCGAACAAACTTTTATTTTTCCATAAATCGCTTGAATTCCATCCGGATACTGTCCGCTGTGGCATTGCCGCCAATTCTCCGCGCGGTCTGGTTCCATGACAGATTCTCTATGAATCTGAGATTGATTATCCTTCTGATCCGGCTGTCATCTATGCCTGCAATAAATTCCTCAACTTTGTTCAAGGTTTCAAGTATCTCTGTTTCAAGGCTTGCAAGGGTAGCTTTTCTGGAATACAGCAGCGTCATTTTCCTGCTGTACTCAGGATACGGAAAGCCTCTGATCTTAAAATGCTGGTTATTGCCCAAACCGCCACTTACAGTATCAGTGACATTGCCTTCCGCCTCGATTCTGGCAATCTGCTCTTCCGTCTTTGCGATCCTCTCCCGGATTTCCTTTACCTCTTCCTGCAAATCTGCATACTGAATCAGAATCTCTTTTGAACCCATACCATATTCCCCCTTATAATCCCATTTCCGCCCTGCTCAATATCTCCACCTTTGATACCCCTCCGGTCAACAGCTGCAGAAGCTGCACCAATCCGTCGGCGCTGTCTTCATGTTCATTCTTTCCTACCTGAGTGAGCATACACAGTTCCTCGAATGCCTCTTTGTACTCTTCATCCTGCAATTCCGGCTTCAGAAAGTAGAACCGCCGCTTGATATCCGGAGCAAACTGGATAATCTTCGCCATCTTGCCGACCTGGTTACTCGCCTTTTTCCAGGTAATGTTTGTAGTGAAACCCTGCTCTTCCAACATGATCTTAACTGACTCCCCATACTCATCACCGCCGTTATTTGCCTCAAATCGCACCATGTTCGGCTCCTGCTGCCGGATTTTTGCAACCACCAACGGCTTGGTCACATATTTATCACCTTTGTTGAATATCCACTCAGGGACATAGACCGGTCCGTCCGTAATATCACCAAATGCATTTCCGAATGGCATGGATAAGCTGTCCCCGCCGCCCCATGCCACATCACAGGCTGCGGCCTTCAGGCAGTCTCCATCCGGCATGACACCGTCGTAATAGTGCAGCTCGTCCACCGGAAATAACAAACCTTCCCGGACAAACGGCGCCTGCATATACTTCGCCATCCACTCATTCCGATCAAGTCGATCCCGTAAATCGTGGAAATACTTTGTCGAAAAACCCTTGCCATAGTCATACTGGAAGTTGGATTCATCATGCTCATTCAGCGCCGGGATCTTGCGAAATCGGTACCGCGGATTCTTTTTATACTGTGTTTCCACCCGTCCCAGTGGATCCAGTACATTCCACCGGGTGCCGACCATCAACTCCCGGGAACCGTCGTTTTTACGGTCAACCAATACATTAAGATAATCCTGATATCTGTTCTCCAAACGTTTCGGACTCAAAGACTCCGTCCGATCCCGCACCATATCATCTACATACAGATATCCGTCTGAGGATACATCCACGGCTCCTGTCCAGGTCCCGTCCACGCCACGGCAGGTCAGTGTCGCAAAGCTTTCGTCTTCATCATAGCGCAATTCATTTTTCTCTGCCGACGTGGCAGGCTTCTTCACTTGTGGGAAAATTTCAGAAAAGGTATATTCAGAACTTGTCGTGAGTTTGAAAACATCTGTGTAAAACCGGTCAGCCAGGATCCCCGAATGTCCGGACATAGCATTATGGCTCTCCGGACGTCTGCCAATCACCCATGCCAGAAAATAGATGCAGATCGTACTCTTACCGACACGTGGCGGCATGGATAAGCCGTAGAAATCAAGTTTCCCGTCCTCCAAGTCCTGCAGGTCCTGCGCCACGACGTTCAATGTGCGCATCCGCGGCTGGTAAAACCGCTTCTTGGGCTTCCGCTTGCGATCCATGTAGAGCAGGAAACTTTCGAAAACATGCGGTGCCTCGAATTTCAGCGTGTCCCAGTACAGAGTATTCAGATCAACCGTTGCCGGAAGTGTCGGAATCTTGCGCTTGACGAAGGCTGTCAGCTTCAGGGCATAGGCAAGATCATTGTCTCTATCCTCGTCAGCAATCACTACGGCCATGTCCAGAAGGTCACGGAGTGCCTTGTAGGAATTTAGGTCTGTCTGCTTTATGGAATTTACAATGGCTAAGTTTTTCTCCGAAACGCCCACTATACGTCAACTCCTTACTGCCACTGACGTTCTGGACATTCTGGGCGAAATATACTAAATTCCTAACACTGCACTTGTCGGATACTCTAATTCTTCTTCGCTGAGGTACTTGTGTCTCACCATGTATCTTTCCATTTCATCTTCTTTGTAATTCTTGATTTCGTTGTATATTCGGACATAGACATCATAGTTATGTATAACTTTATTGCCCGAATAGGTCACCCAACTCTTAACTACTACACCTATTTTGTCACCATCCACTACAACGATGTCACCGAAACAAAACTTCATAGCATGACTCCTTTCATAATCCCGAATGATTTCCTGCACCATCATTCTCCCGCTGATTCTCGGTGGAACATCGATATATACTTGTCCCTCATCACATGCCTTTTCGTAGGCTTGAAGGAACTGTTTTTGCCACTCTGTCAAGGGAACGGAGCTTGTTTTCTCTGCATACTCGACCAATTCCATATTCAAATCAACCTTTCAATTTTAGCCTCTAAGCACTCAGGTTTTCCATTCTCATCAACTCTCCACAGGGAAGTTCCAACAATCAGGGATTGTGGCTTATCTTTCTCGGAAACTTCTTTCAAAAGAGAAATACTGTTTGATGCTAGCGTCAGCGCGGATTCGGCGCTCATCAAATCATCAAGAACAATCATATCACCACCCCTTTTTTACACAAAAAAATACCAACCATCGAATTTGACGGTTGGTATTCTAAAACTCTTACTTGAAATAATCCACAAGCGAATGTTTTCTGTAAAAAGCTATATATCTTTCTATTTGCCTTTTTAATTCGTCCTGTTGCTTTTCATCAAAATTAAATTTCGATATCTCATCTTTGGGGTTTGAACAAAATTCTGCATCTCCTCTTACACATTCAGCTTCAAAAACTAATTTGTGAAATAATTCCCATGCTTCTTTTTGTGTCAACTCTTCATTGTCCACATTCAGCTCAAATGTTTTGTATCTTCCTTCCAACAACACACTATGCATGTCGCATTCCGCACATACACCATTGCCAAAAGCATAGTATTTATCGCCTATATGGTATATAAATGGGTGTTGCTTAAACAATTTTTCGATATAGTCCATGTCTAATCCTCCTCGTTTACACCCAAAGTATACCACATTCAACCGCCAATATTCAATTCTCAAGGTTCAAAAAATCGGAAACTGACGGAATTGAACCGCCATCTGAAGTCAACCCGAAGCTGTACATCCGTTCTGCCATTGAACTAAGTTTCCAGAAGGGCTTACTCTTGGCCACAGTTGAGCGTTTCAGCCCTGTTGTTCGTCAGTGAACCACTCTGTATATGTTCGCCGCATATACTCGCCTCGCAGAGTGCAAAGGGAATGAGGAAGCGCCGGCTTCCGCACTCTGCTGATCCCCCACAAGCCTTGTGACGGCTCTTAGCAGCTTTCCGCTATGGGGTTTGAAAGGAGCAACACTATGGCTATTAGCGTCGCCGATTGCGGAGACAGGATTTGAACCTGCGCTCTCTTGGTTATGAGCCAAGTGAGATGACCAGACTTCTCTACTCCGCTACGCCCACGACAGAGCGCTACCCCTGCCGCGCTTGTGCTATTCCGACAAATTGTCGGCATTGTCATTCTTCTGTGAGGATCAATCAGCCACGCTCACATCAGCCGGAGCGTACCGGCAACTTGCGTATGGATGGACTTGAACCATCGACCTCCGACCGTCCGCCGGTGTTCATAACCAACTGAACTACATACGCAACGTCCATCTTATGTCTGCAAGGACTGTGCAGGGTTTCCCATGGGCGGTGCCTGCCATTTGGCTGCCTGTAAGACCACTCACCGGCTTTGAGCACCTAAACACCACCGGGCGGTCACGCTCCGCCCTTAACAGAATCGTCCTAGTGATGGGAGGTAAAGTTCCAAATGGAACCGCGGACATGTAAGCCGCCAGTCGGCACAGTGGGACTCGAACCCACGACTACTTCATTACTAGTGAAGTGCTCTACCGCTTGAGCTATGCGCCATAATTTTACTTCTCCGGCATATAATAAATATATTCGTTGAAGGTAGTAATGCTCTTTCCTTCGCCAAATTCCAAAATGTTTTGTGCAGCAATATTCTCAGACTTTACAAACATATTTCTCACTTCATCTTCCGACAGATTACAGGAAATGCTATATACCGGCGCATATGCCCTGTGGATATCCTCGAACACTTCCGCCGCACGCTCAGGTGTCGCATACACACCAAGCACCTTGCTATCTTGCCCTATCCGCCGATAGATCACTGTTCCCTGCGTCCAGAGTTCACAATTATCAAAAACCACCGAAAGGTTCCGTTCCTGCGATACGATCCTCATGTTTATTCCTCCGCCCTAAAAACAATGATTTATGTAAATCACATCATCCGGCACCTTCAGGTTGATCGTGATGATGCTATTTCCAAAACTAAACAAGCTATTACGAAATCGCTGAGATGTGTTTTTATTGCAGATGATACACTTCACTTTCTCCGGATATGTCCTGCACAACTGCTGAAATTCCTCATTTGTCATATCTGCTATTTTATATCCATGCCTCGTATTCTCCTGCCTGGTTATCATATATACATCTCCTATGGGCGGTTTTTTATTTTAAATTTACTCGAGGGGTTCAGTTATAGCCCCTGGGGTGATCTGCACGAGACCCCCACCCCCGGTCTCGTTTCAACTATGCGTGAAACTAATGTTTTGCGCATAGTTGATTGTAGTATCCTTAACTATCCTTTATTTGCAGGGCTTTTCGCGTTTTTTATGCCGTCCAACTGCTCCGGTCTCCACTTTTCCTTTGTGCAAAATGACGGGATTTTGTCAAAAATCCGGCTCCACATCTCCGGGAAGTGCCGTCTGTGATCCGTAATCTGCCGCGATCTGCTCCGCTGTCCGGTGCTGCTCCTGGTTCACCGTGGGAACTGGTGCCGTTTCCACCATGCCATAGGCAGCTTTGGCGATGAAGATTTTATTTATGTCTCTTCCGGGCGAATTCTGCAACGAATCCACCAAAAAATTTTTGCAAATTTCACGCCATTTTTTGACCGCTAGGCTATGAGCTGAACTGGGTTCCACGCGGTACTGCTCCCCTCTATGGTTTAATTTCCATGAAGGGAAGTCTTTTATATACTCTCCTTTAGAGTCATAATATATATTATTTCTATATTCTCCGTTAGCCCATGCGGACAAAGTATTGGGGTCAACTTTAATCAGCACTGCGAACATCTCGAGGGTAGGTAATTTATCATACTTAGAACATAGTTTAATATAAATATTAAATATATTATCTAAGAGTTTAATATCTCCATTGTCGGGCTTGGGGATCTGCTCGGCTATATAGAGGATCATAGCGCGGAAGATACCGTTGCCCTCGTAGATTTTGTTGCGGCGCTCTTCGTCCAGCTCCTGATCTATGTACTGATCGGCGTACAGGTATATACTATTGGTGTATATCTCTATACCGTTATCTGTTTTAACTGTATTATCTTTCATGTATATACACCCCCTGTATATTATTTAATAATATATATACTATTTGTCGCAGTCTTCGCTGTCCTGCTTCTGGCAGCTGGAGCATTCGCCATAGTTCTCGCACATATCGCCAATGCACTCTGTACCCAATGGCTCACATTCGCCGTCTACTTCGTACATACAGCTGAATTTGTTACATCTCATCGCTTCAACCTCGCAAAATAAAATAAGCACCCAACACGCTATATCTGCGTACTGGATGCTTTTCACGTCATCTCAAGCCGGTTAAGGGGACCAAGTCCCAGCGGCTATAATATATAATAAATATTTACTGCCCTATGGTTATATTATAAAGCATAATAAAATAAATCTGTCAAGGGCAAGTTTCACATAAATGGAACCTCTGAAAGATCGCTGCTCTGTTGATCCGGTTCTGCTTCCCGCTTCTCTCCCAGATCAGCCATGACAAGCCGGGTAATATATCCGTTGACGGTTTCCCCCTTGGCTTTTATACGCTCTTTGGTGCCTTTTGGCAGCGTTATAGATACCCTGTCATATTTTTCTTTTATATGCTTATTCTGCCGTTTGTATTGCTTTTCTAAGTGCTCTTTGGCTTTCTTATTTACCATATCATACCCCGTATTACATAAATAGTATTACATAAATACTACCATGTATAGCGTATTTATGCAATACGTTACATAAATACGAATTTTAGTGTATTACATAAATATTGACTGCTCCGTATTACATAAATACGGATATTGGTCATAAAAATAACTGCTCTGGGGCAGTTATTTTTGTCTTTATGTCTTACAGTCTTTTGTATATATCTCCTCGATTATCTACATCTTCAACGCTGATTATCCGTATAAACTCATCTATCGTGTATAATATGCGGTAGTCTCCGACTCTCAAGCGATAAAATGCATTATTCCCACTTAATTTTTTAATATCCGTTCCTTCCGGTAACTTATATATAGCCGTCAAGAGCCTTTCTTGTGTTGGCTTATCTTGTTTTCTGATGAACTTTTGCGCCGCTTTCTTGATCTTGATTGTATAACTCATAACGTAACACCTAATTCCGCCGCGAAGTCCTCCAGCGCAACCCCTTCATCATCATTTTCTGCCTTTGCTCTCGCGATCATTTCCAAATCCCACTCATCCGGCTCTACTTCCTCAATTCCAGCCCCTGCAATGATTCCTTGCATATAAGCTATTACGCAATCCATCTTAAATTCCGGTACAGCATTCAATAATTGTATCGCTCTTTCTCTCTCGCTCATGTCAAACTCCCTCCCTTTCTATTTTCTCATTCACAGCAGTTAAGATAAAAGCTCTAAGTGATAAATTCCTTTTCTCTGCTTCATTCTTTAATCTTTCCGCTTCTTCCGGTTTTACTCTTATCGATAAATTTTTCAATCCATTCAGATATTTTTTTGTAGCCTCTTTTTGTGACTTAGTATAAATTCCACCCATGCCAACGCCTCCCTTTTATTTCATTATATCATGCTTAAATATAACATGCTATATACATATTGCACATATAACATGCTATATATTTGTTTAAATTGTATATTGATATATAACATGCTATATATTATACTTATCTTAACAAACAAATCAGCACCGCATAAAGGAGGACAACGACATGAGAAAATTAGAAGAATGTAAAGCATATTTCCAAGATGTATTTATGGACTACTTACAGGATCAGGACAACAAAATCGAGGAAGCAAGATACAGACAGATTTATAAAACGTTGGAATGGATATACGGCGAAGAATTTCGAAAAGTAGAAGCATTTTGGCGTCACGAAGCTTTAAACGAATTTTATAAAATGCTAAGCAATCAATAAAAGTCGAAACCGCCCGCGCGGCGGTCTTGGGTAGGCTGGCAACCTTCCAACTGATGAGACAAGCCACACAAAAGAAAGGGTAAACGGTGAGCATATGGCAAACACAGTTAAATTACAAGGCATTTATGGACAGCAGGAAGGAACGGCAACTAAAAACTTAAAGGTCGGCGACGTGATCGTTTGGAACTTCGGTTATAAAAGTGAAGTTGTGGAGATCATCCCCAGTAAGACAGGAAAGACATATACTTTTATGTTGAAGAGTTTTCAAGACGGAATTATCAGACCCCGCAAGATGGGCGCGGATCGGTTGGTAGTCCTCGACAAGCAGGCGGTTTAATACCGCCTGTCGCTGTGTGTCCTTTGCTTACTCTTGACAATGGCAAAATAGACGCGTAAAATCAATTTTAAGCCGTTTTGTCTGATCAATGGACAAATTACTGCCCAAATCAGTTAAGCCCCAAAATAAGCGCTCCAGAACGTCACAGGCGGCCTTGAATTTCAAACCTAGTACGCATAAACAGAAATATGTCTATAAGATTTCAGAATCCATGCTTTATCTCGCTAAAATCTCGACTTCATTTTTCAGAGACAATCATTTCGAAATCGACTTCAAATTTTCCAAATTTTTAAAATGGAATTTCTGTCTCAGAATCGGAGGAGGGGGGGGTATCAAAATCGTTTACCTATATTTCTTGAAAATGAAAAATAATTTTAGACAAAAAAAATAAACCGATTTCTGGTCGATTTATCTTTCGTAGCACTTGCACAGGAACTCTCCTTTCCTGTGATTTAGAAGTAATCGAACATATGTCTGATTACCTTTTTTGATTACCTTTTCGTTACCTCACGTAAAAAAACCTTTATTTATAAGGCTTTCAAGAGTGGACCATAGGGGGATCGAACCCCTGACCTCCAGATTGCGAACCTGGCGCTCTCCCAGCTGAGCTAATAGCCCTTAACCTGTCTTATCATAACAAATTCTGTCACAAAAGACAAGTACTTTTTTTAATGAAAGCCATGGATTTTTCTCCATGATAATAAAAAAGAGCAGGTCATCAAATGCCTGCCCTTTGCCGCTGTCGCGACTCTTTCGTGTTCGGCTTTCTCTGCGGCTTCCGCCGCTTAGACTCGAAAGCCCGCCGCTGTCGCGGCTCTTTCGTGTGCTTCGCACACGGCTTTCTCGTTAAGCACGCAAGAAAACCAAATGCCCGCTTTCGCGGGCGCTTGGTTTTCTCTTTGCGTGCTTACATCATTCCGCCCATGCCGGCACCTGCGGGCATAGCGGGTGTATCTTCTTTGATATTTGCGACAACGCTCTCGGTGGTGAGCAGAGTGCTTGCCACACTGGTAGCGTTCTGAAGTGCGCTTCTGGTAACCTTTGCGGGATCCAGAATGCCTGCCTTCACCATATCTACATACTCTTCCTTCAATGCGTCAAAACCTACTCCGATCTTGGATTCGCGCACTTTGCTGATGATCACGCTGCCCTCAAGTCCTGCATTTGCAGCGATATGATACAGAGGAGCTTCCAGTGCCTTCAACACGATATTTGCTCCGGTCTTCTCATCGCCTTCCAGTGTCTCAGCCAATTTCGCAACTTTCTTGGTAGCGTGTACATATGCGCTTCCGCCACCGCAGATGATGCCTTCCTCGACAGCAGCCTTGGTTGCCGCGAGAGCGTCCTCCATGCGCAGTTTTGCCTCTTTCATCTCAGTCTCGGTAGCGGCACCCACACGGATCACTGCCACGCCGCCTGCCAGCTTCGCAAGTCTCTCCTGCAGTTTCTCTTTGTCGAAATCGGAAGTGGTCTCCTCGATCTGTTTCTTGATCTGGCTGATGCGGGCGTTGATCGCTGCCTTCTTGCCTGCGCCGTCAACGATGACTGTATTTTCTTTCTGTACTTTTACGGATTTTGCGTGACCCAGCATATCCATGGTCGCATCCTTTAACTCATAACCGAGCTCGGAGCTGATCACGGTACCGCCGGTCAGGATCGCGATATCCTCCAGCATTGCTTTTCTTCTGTCTCCGTAACCGGGAGCCTTTACAGCTACTACATTGAAGGTTCCGCGCAGCTTGTTCACGATCAGGGTGGTGAGTGCCTCACCTTCTACGTCCTCAGCCACGATCAAAAGCTTCTGCCCGGACTGTACGATCTGCTCTAAGATAGGCAGGATCTCCTGAATGTTGGAAATCTTCTTATCGGTGATCAGAATAGCGGGATTGTCGAGGGTTGCCTCCATCTTATCCATGTCGGTTGCCATGTATGCGGAAATGTAACCTCTGTCAAACTGCATACCTTCTACCAGATCCAGCTCTGTCTGCATGGTCTTGGACTCTTCGATGGTGATCACGCCGTCGCCGCTGACTTTCTCCATTGCGTCTGCAACCAACTGACCGACCTCGTCATCTCCTGCGGAGATGGCAGCTACTCTCGCGATATGCTCCTTGCCGTTCACCTTCTGGCTCATCTTGGAGATTGCCTCCACTGCGCAGTCGGTAGCCTTCTTCATACCTTTTCTCAAGATGATGGGGTTCGCGCCTGCCGCCAGGTTCTTCATGCCGGCATTGATCATCGCCTGCGCAAGAACGGTTGCAGTCGTTGTACCGTCACCGGCCACATCGTTGGTCTTGGTAGCAACCTCTTTTACAAGCTGTGCACCCATATTTTCAAATGCATCCTCTAACTCGATCTCCTTAGCGATGGTCACACCGTCGTTGGTGATGAGGGGTGCGCCGAAGGATTTATCCAATACTACATTTCTTCCCTTAGGTCCAAGGGTTACTCTCACGGTATCCGCGAGTTTATTTACACCGGACTCCAGTGCTGCTCTGGCATCTGCGCCATATTTGATCTCTTTTGCCAT